GACTATAACTCTTAATCCTCAAGGAAGGGATTGAACAATGGCTTTTAATAGCGCATCAGGTTACAATAACCTGCCATCTGGTAACTTTACACCAGAAATTTTTAGCCAAAAAGTTCTCAAGTTCTTCCGTCGTGCTTCGGTTGCAGAAGATATTACTAATACCGATTACGCTGGCGAAATTGATAACTTTGGCGATACCGTGCGTATCATTAAAGAACCAACAATCACTGTGTCTTCATACGCTCGTGGTTCAGTGGTAAATCCACAGGACCTTGCTGATGACCAGACAACAATGGTTGTTGACCAAGCAAACGCATTTGCGTTTAAGATTGACGACATTGAAGAGCGTCAGTCTCACGTCAACTTTGAAGCACTAGCAACTTCATCAGGTGCATACTCACTGAAGCGCAAGTACGATGGAAACATCCTGACTGCTATGTTCGACGGTGCAGGTCTTTCATCTGAGTCTGGCGCACCAACCGAAACCGTTACTGGTTTGGGTACGCTTGCTTCCCCGCTGACTTCGCAGGATGGCGACGACCTAGTGAACATCATGCTAAAGATGGCTCGTGCGCTGGACGACCAGTCAGTTCCTGAAGAAAACCGTTGGTTCGTAGCGGCTCCTGCTTTCTACGAAACACTGTTTGGCGCAGGTGCTAAGTTCGCAGAAGTACAGGTAACTGGCGATGCGACATCAACACTTCGCAACGGTCTTGTAATGCAGGGCAACATTGCTGGCTTTAACTGCTATAAGTCAACTGCAATGAACGCTGCTGGTACAGACACTGTGGACATAACTGGTCTGGGTGCGGGTGAGTTCCCAATCATGGCTGGTCACATGTCATCAACTGCAACTGCTTCGCACATCGCGAAGACTGAAGTTGTACGTTCAACTGAAACATTTAGCGACATCGTTCGTGGTTTGCACGTATTTGGACGTAAAGTCCTGCGTCCAGAAGCCATCGTACGTGGCGTTATCAGCCTGTAATAGAGGAGACTGACTTATGGCAACTTTTACTATTACTGGTGGCGGTAACACCGGATACGGTGCGAACGGCCCGAATGTTAAGGTAGCAAGTGTTGTTATCGACTTGACTGACGATGACTTTAGCGCACTGGCTGCTACAGACACAATCGAAGCGATTGAAGTTCCTGCAGGTACTATCGTACTGTCAGCAGGTTACGAAATCCTGACTGTGGGTACTGGTTCAGGTACACTGTCACTGGGTGATGCCGGGGACGTAGACCGCTACGTTGCTGCTGTTGTCCAGACTGCTGCTGGTCAAAAGGCAGCGTTGGCAACTAACGTACCGCATCTGTACACTGCTGCAGACACAATCGACCTGAAGAGTGCAACTGCTGTTTGTAACTCAAAGGTACTTGTGTGGGCAATCATGGCTGATTGTAACGGCAACTCTGAAGACTACGTAGTCTCAATGTCTGCCTAATAAAATAGTCGGGGGGCGGGGCAACTTGCCCCCTTGACAAACTCGTAAATCTATGGTATAAGCAACTACCATTGCCGGGAGTATATATACCATGTTTATGACATATGTTAAAGTTTGTTCACTTATAGCAACATCAACTTGTACTGAGTTTGTAGATACACAAGGTCCTTACGATAGCTATCAACAATGCGAAACGAGAGCAGTTGAGATGGCTAAAGATTTAGCACAAGTATTAGCAGGGCCTATAGAGTTTAGCTACAAATGTGAAAAAGAGATAAAGGGTCATGCCACGTAAGCAAGACAAAATGCCAGCCCGTAATAAGAAGAACTTTCGCCCTACTAAGAAGGGTGCGGGTATGACAGAAGCTGGGGTCAAAGCCTATCGTAAAAAGAACCCCGGCTCTAAACTAAAAACTGCTGTAACAGGAAAAGTAAAGCCGGGTAGCAAAGATGCTAAACGGCGTAAATCTTTTTGCGCTAGGTCTGCTGGACAGATGAAGAAGTTTCCTAAGGCTGCAAAGAATCCTAACAGCCGTTTGCGTCAAGCACGTAAGAGGTGGAAATGCTAGCTGCACTTATCGGACCCATAACCCAAATAGCAGGTACTTGGCTAGAGGGTAAAGTAGAAAAGACTAAAGCAGAAACAGGAGCGAAAGTTGCGAAGGCTAAAGCTGAAGCTACGATTATGGAAAAGAAAGCTACGGGCGAAATCGATTGGGATTTGGCAATGGCTGAAGGAAGTAAGCACTCGTGGAAAGACGAGTGGATTACACTTCTATTTTCTGTACCACTCATACTGGCTTTCTGTGGAGACTGGGGTAGAGAGATTGTACAACAGGGTTTTGCCGCTCTGGATGCGATGCCGGAATGGTATCAGTACAGCCTTGGCCTCATTGTTGCAGCGTCGCTAGGTATGCGTAGCGCAACCAAGTTCTTTGGTAAGAAATGAATAAACAAGAACTCCTAGATGAGTTTGTAAAACAAATAGACGACGAAACTCTTGTTACAGGTAAAAAACCCATGTCTGACTGGCTCGACAAGTACCTCAAAGTAAACCTTACAGCAAAGCTAACCATGATTGCTAGCGTCATTATGTCATGGCGTTGTGCAGAGTGGTTTATGAACTTAGAAGACCCGACAACAGCGCAGTCAGCGTTCGTATCAGTTATCATGGGTGTGATGACAGGTATTTATGGTTTGTATTTAGGTAGAGAAGCGAAGGGCAAATGAACTACGACCGCAGCGCACTAATCGACCAACTAATCCTGCACGAGGGTATGGAACTGAAGGTCTACCAAGACCATTTGGGAATTGATACAATCGGCGTGGGTCGCAACTTACAAGACCGTGGTATCACTGACGGTGAACTTTCGTTTATGAACATACTTCGTTCAGACATATACGAGCAAGGCATTACTGAAGCCAACGCTCGTTTTCTTTTAAGTAATGATATTGATATTGTAGAGAAGGAACTTGTAGATGCTCACCCCTGCATTAACAATCTTAATGATGCTAGGACTAGGGTGGTACTTGACATGGCCTTCAATATGGGGGTTCCTCGACTCCGTAAGTTCAAAAAGATGTGGGCGGGTATCCACGAGGAAGACTTCAATACCGCGTCCATTGAGATGCTTGATTCGCGTTGGGCATCGCAGGTAGGCAGAAGAGCAGAGCGTTTATCTATGGCTATGCGCGAGGGAGAGTGGAATGTCTAAGATGAAGCAGTTTCAAGAAGGACTCTTCGGTAAGAAAGAGCAACCTAAGGTGTTGCCAAAGCAGTTTCCTGTGTCTGCACCTATTAGTATGCACAAGAAGTTTTTTAACAACTATGTAAGAGACGGCTTTGCTGAGAAGTTCTTAGAAGATAAAGGCATCGCTGTTGCTGACGAGTATAAGGCAGGTTCTTTCTCTGAGTACATCAAGCTACGTGGTATTGGTAATGCCAAGGCATACGGTGGACGTATCCAACCTCGTAAAGCTACTGCTGGTTCGGAGATGAAGTAGTGCCTCTAACCAACAAAGGCGAAAAGATAATGAAATCCATGCAACGCACTTACGGGGGTAAGAAGGGTGAACAGGTCTTCTACGCTACAGCCAACGCTGGCAAAATCCGCGATGTTGAAGAGAAGGCGAAAGGCGGCAAAGTTGGAAAAGGTCGCAAATCGTCGAGCAGTAAAACGAAGAGCAAAAGTAGAGTTAATGAGGCTGGCAACTATACTAAGCCCGGAATGAGAAAGCGTCTGTTTAATCGCATCAAAGCTGGCGGCAAGGGCGGTAGGCCGGGTCAGTGGTCAGCACGGAAAGCCCAAATGCTTGCTCAAGCCTATAAGAAGGCGGGGGGCGGTTACCGCGATTAGTCATGCTAGCTGAGATTGCCGCCGCTAATGCCGCCTTTGCAGTTATAAAAACGGCAATCCAAAATGGACGTGAGATTGCTGACGTTGCTGGGAAAGTTGGCGAGTACGTAAACGCCACTGAAGCCCTACGTAAGAAAGGTGAACAGAAGAAACGAAAAGGGCATAACGAACTAGAAGAGTTCATGCACCTTGAGAAACTACGGCAACAAGAAGAAGAACTGAAGCAGTGGATGATTTATGCTGGTAGGCCGGGATTGTGGCATGACTGGCAACGGTTTCAGGCAGAAGCACGTAAAGCTAGGCTTCAGGCTATCGAGGATAGAAGAAAGAAGATAAAGCGGTACGTTGAGATTGGCACTGTTGTATTTTTGTTTGCTGTGGGTTTGTTTTCTCTCGCTGCTCTGGCTATCTGGATTATTTATCTAAAAAGCCTATAAACTTGACAGGTAGCATTAGTACAAGTATACTAGAGTATTTGGAGAAACAAATGGCAACCCCTAAACTAGCGATTGATGCACTGCTGTTCAAATACCAAGCAGAGATGAAAGATGCGACGTACGTACTCAGCAATTACCTTAACAATCCTGTTGCAGTGGGTGAACATCCGAATCTTCTGGAAGAGATGGATGCTGCGCTGGGCAAATACGCCTCTGCACAGGAAAAATTTACCACGCTTGTAAAACTAACGCAGGAGAATAAGGATGCCAATGAAAAAGAGCCAACGCTCTTTGAAGGCTTGGACTAAGCAGAAGTGGCGTACCAAGAGTGGTAAGCCGTCGACACAAGGTCCAAAAGCAACCGGGGAAAGATATTTACCGGAGAAAGCCATTAAGTCCTTATCAGCGAAAGAGTACGCGGCAACAACCCGTGCTAAAAGAAAAGCAACTAAGGCTGGTAAGCAGGTCTCCAAGCAGCCTCGGAAGATTGCTAAAAAAGTACGTCGTCATAGAAGAGTAAGCTGATGCCCCTAGTTGGTAATTCCAAGTTTTTTACACAGTCAGTAGCCCTGACAACAACCAGCGATACGGACATCTACGTCGTACCTGCTAACTTTTCTTCACATATTGAACATTTTTTTATTAGTAACAACAGTAGCGGTAGTGTTGATTATACCTTAAAATTTTATCACGCTGATGATAATACCACCCACACTATTTTGGACAATCACGCGGTAGATGGTAAGACTTTTGAATCTGTATTCACAGTGGATAAACCTATATTTATTCATGCTGGTGATAAGCTAATTGTAGCAGCAGATTCTGCAAACAAGCTGGTTGCAACCGTCAGTGCCGAAGAGTTCTTTGACCCCAACAGGTAAACCATGACATATCTCGAACTTATAAATGCTGTGCTACGTGAAATCAACGAGGTTGAGATTACCACGGTTGGTTCGACTCGTGGTATCCAGACATCTGTTAAGGACTTCATCAACAAGGCACAGAGGGACATTATCAACTCTGAAGTGGAATGGCCTTTCACAGTTGTTAGCCAGTCCTTCACTACTGTTGATGGTACGGCTGAGTACGCTCGTCAGTCGGATGCCAAGACAATCGACTTTGACAGCTTTACAATACAAGAGTCTGCAACTACCCCAGAACGTACGTTGCAGTTTCTTTCGTTTGAAGAGTACCTAGAGCGGTATAACGAAACTGATACACATCCGTCAGGGGACGCTGAAGCGTTGCCAAAGTTTGTGTATGGTACACCAGACAATCAGATTGGTCTATCACCTGTACCTGACAAGTCTACCTACACAGTTCGCTATTATTATTACAAGACCACAACTGATATGGTAGCCAACACCGACGTTCCGGAAGTACCAGAGCGTTTTCACGATGTCATCATCAATCGTGCAAGATACTATACCCATATGCTTCGCTCAGATGTGCAGTTCTCGCAGCTTGCACTACGCGACTACGAAGGTGGTTTGAGCCGTATGCGTATTGAGTTAATCAACAAGAAAGATTATATGAGAGCAGTCTAATGGCAGATACCTCGCTTCTTAGCCCGTTTGTTGTCCGTTTGGGCGGTGGCTTGGTACTGGATAAAGATACTTTCTCTATCCCACCGGGTGCTGCCCTACAGTTACAAAACTTCGAACCTGACATCAACGGGGGATACCGTCGTATTAGCGGGTTCGAAAAGTACGACACGAACCAGATTGGCGGCTCATCAGGCACAATCCTTGGTGTTCATATTTATCGGGACCAAGTGATTGCATCGAAAGGTACGGTAGTTTACAAGGGTTCGGGTAGTGGTTGGACAAGCATCGATACAGGGCGTACCAGTGCAGGTCGCTATACGTTCGCAAACTTCAACTTTAACAACACTGAAAAGGTCATCTGGTG